GTGGTGAGCGGAAACCTGTCTTTTTTGAGGGGGTAATAGATTCCTTGTGGGGGGGGTGGGGTCAGAGTATCAGCTCAGTTATGCAATACTCCTCAATGAGACTGTCAATGGTGTCGGCATTCTCCACATAGCGCCTCAACTCTGTGTTGTTCCTAACTATCAGGTTAATGGCACCAAACACCTCAGCAACGTGCTGAGTGTCGTCTGGGTCAAACCCAACCAATGGCGCTATGCGCCTGAGAAACTCCTGTTGTAGCTCTAGCTTATCGGACATGTCCACGGTGGTAGTCTCGCCCTAGCTCACGGGCTAGAACCTTAATGTTTCGGTAAATGCCTTTGCGTTGTATGCCGTAGTAGTCAGCAGCCTCAGTCACACTCAGCCTGCCCGTCACCACCTGCAGCGCTGCAATCCTGTTGAGTGCAGACAATAGGCAGGGCTGAGGCATTTGGAGGAATTCCACAATGGCAAGCAGTGCTTCACTGCAAGCCTTGAGGCAGTCCTCCTCCTCAGGGTCAATGAATTTGGGGTAGTGGTTAATCAAGCAACGTGGTGGAGGAATCGTGGGTTGAAGCTTGGCTCTACCTTTGAAGCCCAGGCACCACACACAGCCCTGAGCGTGTCTTCTGTTCCTTCTGGATACCAGACCTCCTTGACCTCGCCGTTATCAGGCTTCCAGACCCTCACACAGGTGACGTGCCTCTGGTCATTCTCGCCCACAAACACAACCGTGAAGCCTTTGTTTGCTACTAGGTTGTAGAGTCCTTTTGTTTGCCCACCGTGCGCCCGTGTCTCTGGGCTCATGTTTCGGATGGCATAATCATACTTGTGCTCCAGCCTTAGGAACTCGCCATTTAGCTCAATTTCACCGTCTGCGTCTGTTGGAAGAATGCCCCTTGGGAATGCGCCCTTGAGGTATGAGTAGACTTTAAGTTGTTTGGACAAAATGAACTTCAGAGGGTCACGAATACCCACAGCCATGCAGTCATTGAGAAAGCCACTCACAGCCTCATTCAACAGGTTCTGCTGTTGCTTCAAGGCCTGTATGTAGAACCAAGCGTCTATGACCTCCTCCTCCATGTTGTCCAGTAGCCCAGGTTTTTCCCACAGGTTACCCCCATGCTCCTTTTGGCCTGCTTCATACTTGGCTGCTGCCATTTCTTGGAACCTGACCAATGCAGAGTCCCTGCTGGCTGCTTGTTCTGCGCTCAAGACGCTTTTGTCTGACCCCAGCTCTAGTTGTGTTGTGCTCATAATGTGTCCGTCTCTCCTGTTGCCACTAAATCCTTGAACCTGTTGCATGACTTGTCCCACAGCAGGTAGGTGTTGCCTTTCCCGTGGTGTCTGTTTTTAGCTATGACTACCCCTAGCGTGTCTGGGTCCTCCTCGGCCTGCTTGGGTGGCTCGTAAAGCATGGCACAGAGGTCAGCGTCCTGCTCAATTGCTCCAGACTCCCTCAGGTCGCTCAAACGTGGTTTAGGGTTGTCCCTGTGCTCCACTTCACGGTTGAGCTGGGAGAGGAGGAAAATGACTGCCCCAGTCTCTTGTCCTAATAGCTTCACCTCACGGCTCAACTCACTCACTTCGGTTGTGCGGTTGGTTTCCCTTTGCCTTCTTTTGGGTGGTATGAGCTGGAGGTAGTCTATGACAATGACTTTTGCCCCTTTGTCCTTCACGTAGCGCCTTGCTGTGCTCTTCAGTTCAGAAATCCCGCAGTCAGCTTTGTCCTCTACGTAGAGGGGCAGCCTTCTCAAGTCTCTCACTGCTGCCGCAATGGCTGCCCAGTTACCCTGGCCAGTTTCATGCACTGAGGACATTTCCTCCCCAGTAGCTGAGGCAACCAGCCTGTCAGCCAGTTGGCTGAATGGCATTTCGTATGAGAAGAAGACAACCCCATGGCCTGCCTGGGCACAGTGGAGGGCAATTTGCAGGCCAAGGGCAGTTTTGCCATTGCCAGGACGAGCTGCAATGACATTGACTGAACCAGGACGGAAGCCCCTGACAATGCGGTCAAGGTTGTAGAAACCGCTTTTGAGTCCCAGGGGCTGACCATTAGGTCTGCATGAGTCTAGGTTGTCTTGGTAGGCCTCCCATTTGGCTGCTTGGTCCTGCACTGAGGAGGAGTTGTTGGACAGTTGGAAGTAGTCTGCCTCAATTCGCTCCAGAATGGCTTCTGTGGGGGTTTCAGAGCCAACAAGCTCTAGAGTGTTGTAAGCAATGTAAAAAGCTTTCCTGCGGGCTTCTAGGGCCCTTAGCACAGGCAACCAGAAAGCAATGTTCGACTTGGTTGGTGCCTTGTCTGGTAGTTCAGTGAGGTAGAAAAGCAAACCCTTGCCCGCCCGCTTCTCCACATTGGGTAGGTTTATTTCGAGTTTGTCGTCATAGAGGTCATAACAGGCATTCCAAATTCGTTTCAGTTGTATGTCATAGAAGGAGTCCTCAGACACTCCCCCTCTTAGTGCGTCCTCCATGGCTCCAAGGAGCACACAACCTATAACTCCTTCCTCTGCTGCCTTGTCATAGGGTATGGTTGTCAGCCTGTCATTCATAGGTTTCTCCTCCAGGTGTAAAACTCAGTTTTAAGGTCCTCTTCTTCCCCATAGTTATCCTTCATAGTTATATACATAGTTCCAGGCCCTGTGCAGGGCCCATGAGACGTCCTGTGCAGGGCCTCTTGAGGCGTCCTGTGCAGGGCCCTTGCAAACCTATCAGCCCTGTTTTTGGTAGGGGTAGAACGGGCAATTTTTTCCCCTTTATTGGACACCCTGAGGACCATGGTTTTTGCTTCCCACGACTTGAGCAGCCACCCAAATTCCACCAACTCGTCCACAGCTTTTTTAAGTGTGGACTTATTGCAGCCCAGGTAGGTGGCCATGGTCTTTTTGGCGTCCGTGCACTTCTTGCCCCTCATGGCCACAAAGCAGAGGACGTCCCTCTGGAGCGGTGTGAACCCGTTTGCGTAGAGCCATGAGGGCACCAGGAGAGGAGGAGGGCCAGTAACCTGTCCCTTGGCAGAAATTGCAGTCTTCATAAAGGTCCCCTCCCTCACACAGTTGGCAGACTGCCATATCCCAACCTCTTCTTTCTTTCAGCAATGCGCTGCCTCAATGAGTAAACAATGCCTTTTGCTTCAAAGTATGCGCTTGCCCGCCTGTCCACCTCTGACCAACTCATGCCACTGTTGCTGTAGGCAATGTTTGTCTCCCCGTTGATGTGTTCCAATGCCTCCTCCTTGGTCATTTTATCCTCCTTTTCAGTTGCTTCCTTAATTCCTCAGCCCGTGCCCCAGCTCCCTTGAGCCCCTCCAGCATGGCCCTCAGTTGTCCCTGAGGTGGCTGCCCATGCAGTTGCTTGTTGCAGTAGTCCATGTAGGACCCCCATTCATCTGGTGGGTGACTCATGGCCACCAAGTCACTAGGCCAATTGCCACCCACCAGAATCTCCCTGACTCTGAATTGCTTGGTTGCATATTTCAGCACCCCAGGGAGTCTCTCCCAACCTAACCGTGAGAGTGTTTTCACCAGTCCAGCTCAACCACTCCACCAGTGGTCCATGAGGGCCAGTAGTCCTCAGCCAGACAGTGGGTGAGTGTTTGCATGTAGTTGTGAATGGTTGACCCAGCTTTCACCATGCGGTCCTTTGAGTAGGTGTAGGTTGCCGCTTGGTAGAAACCACCTGTTTCAACCACTAACCACAGCCAGCGCCTGACCCTAAGGCCTTGGTTGGCCAGTATGTGGGTGTAGTTCCATTGCTGCAGGTCATACTGGAATTCCCGTGACTTGTTCTTAAAGCCTCGGAAGCTGGCAGACCCTGGGCTAGTTGTCTTAATGTCAATGACTGTCTCTGTCTCTGGGTGGTATGCGTCCACCCTGCATTTGCTAGGAATGGGCCAAGCGTCTTGAGAGAAGACGCTCACCTCAGTCTCACATGCCTCCAGCAAACTGTAGGCTTCCTCCTGCTTCACAGCTTCCAGCATTCGCTGCAGTTGGGTTAGGTCGTCCTCGGAAATGAGTTTGAGGCCTTTCTCCTCCTGCTCAGCTTTCCACTCCTTGTTTGCCTTGAGCCTCATGTTGCTCCGCTCGTCAGGCATGACTAGGTGCGTCTGCTCAAACAACTCAGGCTCCAGTAGGTAGGTGTGAAACATGGTGCCCAAGGACATGGCAGGGGTCTGCCGCTTGGCATAGCGCCTGTCCATGTTGGCCTTGAACTCAGCAGGGCACCTCATGAGCTTGAGGTCAGAGGTGCTCAATGCAGGCTCTGCCCTGTAGGTGGCCTCAGGCATTGCCTGGACCACCCCCTCCATGGTGGAGCAAAAGCGGGGGCTCCTAGAACTCGTCAGTTTCACCAGTCACCTCCCCCTTGGCTTGTTTGAACTCAGCGCTTAGCCGTATGTCGTCCTGGTAGAAGCTGGGCAACTTGTCCCAGTTAGTGTTTGGGTCGCTGGGGTCGTAGCTCCAAACCTCTCCATGCGCCTCTATGCCTGCTGCCATTTTAGGGGGCATTGCAGAAATGTCCGTGACCTTTGCATAGGTGCCCTTGTTGCCCTTTTCATGGCTAATGGTCAGCAAGGCAGGCCTGCCTCTGAGGGCTTCTTGCAGGGTCGTGCCTTTCTTGGCTAACTCGTCATAGTTGGTCAGCCATTTGCCTAAATGTTTCTTAATGGACCTGCCAACTTGGTAGGGCTCTGAGCGCAGGTAGACCTTCTTGTAGACTGACTGGGGCACCTCCTCGCCATTTATGGTTATCGTCGAGTCTGGCAACTCAAAACCAAGGGCAAATATGTTGACCAACCTCTCATTTTCATAGGTGTTGTCCACTGTGGTGCCTAGCTCAATAACGCTAGTGCATATTGCTGTCTGCGCTGCCCCTTCTGGAGCCAGCGTCTTTTCTGTTTTTGTTTTTTCTTCTAGTATTACCATTTGTTTTTCTCCTGTTGTTTTAGTTGTTCACGTAATGCCTCTAAGTCTGTGAGGCACAAAATTTGAATGAGGTGCTCAAGCGTCAGGGTGACATGCCACGCCATGTGGTTTTTTCTCCATGCCACAACTGGAATTTGGTCCTCTTTGGCGTCCCCTTTAGCCTGCGCCAACCAGTCCAGCATCTTGAGAGTTTGGCAGCGCTTAGCTTCCCAGTGGATAGGCAGCTCAGGACAGTCCACGTCTGCTGCGTCATGTCCCTTCTGGGACTGCATGAAGCCTGTCCTACGGGCAGCCCAGCCACCCATGTGAAAGAGTATGGACGCCAGCTCCCGCTCACCTCGTTTGCCCTTGTCTTTGGAATTCATGCCTTGAGTAAGGACCTTTCCTTAATGCGCTCTGCCTTGAGCCTCCTGACGTGTTCCACGTAGGCTTCATAGCGGGCCTGCGCCTTAGCTAACCTCAAGCCCTCAAGTGCTCCCTCAGCCTCTAGGTCAGCCCAATCCCGTGGCTTCTGCACCGTGCCCACCTCAGCCTTGTAGTGGGACTCCTCAAACCACTGGGACACCTCTGACCTATGCACCCGCTGAAAGGGCAGAAGGGTGAATGAGTAGGTGTCCTGTTCAGTGTTCATTTAGAAATTCGGGCCCCACTCAGGGCCCAGCCCTGCTGGGGTATTAAGCCTAAATTGTTTGAGTTTTTAATAAGCCCAGCGGGGCTTGAAAGTTGAAGAAGGGGCTGCAGCCTCTGACGTAAACCAGACCCCTTTGAGCATGTATCCTATTCGGTAGCTGCAGCCCCATGAACTATTTGCGGGTAGTGGTTGGGCCTTTGCAGGCTGCTCGCCCGTCAGGGGTTGAGCTGATGTAGCCAGAGGCAGCGCAGGCTGCCAAAAGTGTCATGCCTAGAATTAAAATAATCATTTAGCCCTCCTGATTAGTTCACGAACCATGTCTGCCCTGTTGCGGTGCTCACGCTTTGCGAGCCTGTTGAGTTTTTTGTCCAGCCCGTCAGGCAGCGGCACTCCTACTTGTTTTCTAGTCCTTAGCTGTGTTGTGCTCATGTATTAAGTGTCTACACATTACGTAGTGTCTACACATCTGTCAAATATTGTTTGATATTTGTTTTAAAAAATGTTTCATGAGGCTGTGGTCCAACGAGGCAAAGATAGGCGAGGAGTCCACTTCTACGTTGATAAAGCAACGGTTGAAGAGTTGGACGCTATTGCCAAAGCTACTCAGCGCTCAAGGACTCAGGTAGTTGAGATGGTGATTGCTGAAGCCTACAAAAAGAGTCGTGAACAAGGTTTGCTAGAAGGGCCTCAGGGCTTGTTTCCTGAGCCTCAGCCAACTCCAGCAACCAAGAAGCGTAGGGTTCGAAAAGCTTGACTGACTGCATGCCCCAAGCCTGCCTTGGGGGGTAGGTCAAAACCTGTCCAACCATGATTTTGTGAATAACTTTGATGACATAGACAACCACGGGCCCACATACATGAGGACCCAGCAGACCCATGTGCTACAGGAAGTAGAGGCACTGGTTGCAGAAGCAGTAGAGCAGGGTAAGGAGGGCTTTGCCGCAGTAGAACTTAGAAAAGCATTCCAAGCCCTAGCAAGGGCAAGGGCATTTCTGAGGGAATGAAGGGACAGCAGGCGCTAGGCGGAACATAGAGACGCCTTGGGCTTGAGGTCGTAGTGGGAGATAATCCCGTGAAGGTTCGAATCCTTTTAGCCGCACCATAGAAACACACCTCTCCAGTCAGGACCTATCCGTGGTCCAAGACGTGTGGGCCCATGACCTCTCCCTGGTAGAGGTCTGGCGGGCCTACAAGCGCCTGCACCTTGTTGACTCCCAAGCCTTTGCCAGTCTTATCCCCATGTATCTGCAGCACCTGGAAGACATGGGCAGAACCCCTGCCTACATCAAGTCCATGGGCTGGGTTTTGGGAGAGTTGGCTCGGCATGTTGGTGCCTCAAAAACCCTCGCTTTTCACACTACCAGAACTGTGCAGTCATGGCTTTCTGAGACCAAAAACGCACGGCACAAGGCCACCCGATTGAAGACATTCTATCTGTGGGCCAGGGACAACCACCACATGGTAGAGGTGCCCAAGCTTAACCTGCCAAAAGTGAGCACCAAGGACACTCAATTGGGCTTCCTAACCATCCCAGAATGTGCCTCGTTAATCAGCGCCTGCCCTTCAGAACTTCAAGGGCACCTCTGGCTCAGGCTGTGCATGGGCTTGAGGGTAGCAGAGGCGGGCAGGGTGGAGGACTTGGAGGAGCGAGACGGCTTCCTCATAGTCGGGGCCAAGGCTGCCAAGACTCGCACAAGGCGGGTCATTGAGCTATTGCCTGGGCATGTGGGTTGGTGGCTAAAGGTGCGCCCGCTCAAGTCCCTTCGTGAGCGCTTTGAGGCTTTGCGCCATGAGGCAGGCCTCACCCACTGGCCCAATAATGCCATGAGGCACACAGCAGCCAGCCACTGGCTCAACTACTACCAGGACGAGGGCAGGGCAGCTCTGCACCTGGGCAACTCGCCCACCATGCTACACAGGCACTACAAGGCATTGGTCACCAGGGCTGACTCTGAAAAGTTCTTCAAATTGTGGGAAATAAACTCCCAGGGCTAATGTTTCCCTTGACACGCTGAAAATGGGCCCAAGTGCCTTTCACTCGCACTTTTTACTCCCGCAAGCGGGTTTCATAGCGTCATTTCACTCCCTGGAGCTAAATCATGGGTGTTTTTGTGGCTCAAGGGGGCTTTGTTTTAATATGGTAAAATTGTGCTTAACCCAGAAGTGGTTTGATTGGATAAGCCTAATGCTTACCACTTTCCAAGCGGGCACCCCCAAGCCTCAAGCGCTGCCTTAAAGCGCAGCACACACCCGCACTGACTGCAGCGCTCAAACTTGCTCCCCTTGTCCATCAAGTGGGGGCATGTTCTGCATATAGCCAAGCGCCTTTCCTTCTCCTCCCTGCCTGCAGCCTTGAACCCCCCTTGCAGGAGTTCCTTGGCTGACTCAATCAGGCTTTTAGCCATGACACCCACACTTGGGGCCTTGTCTTCTTTGACACGGGTCAGGCCTGGGTTGCGCTCAGTCTTGGTGAATGATACCCGTCTAGGTCCCCTTGGTTCTGTCGTCATACCTGAATTGGGTCCGCTGTTCGTGCATTATTCTATGTTCAGAGGCTAGGGCAATGGAGGCGGTGTCATTGCTGTAGGTGTTGCTGACAGTAACCGTGCCGCTTGAGGTGTTGAACTCATGGTCTAGGGCCCCCACGGTCTGCACGTTGCTTGTCGTGAGGTCTGGCATGGTGGCAGTGTCATACAGCCCACTTGCCTCTCCTGCAGAGTCCCATGCCTTGAGCAGGTAGTCATATTCCAGAGGTGAGCTACCTGACCCAAAATTGCTGACATAGTCCGTGAAGCTGAAAGTCCCACTGTCCCCTTCAAATACCATACGGTAAACAGAGCCCGTGCTCAACTTCCTGTAGACCCTGTAGGTGGTTGCACCAGCGCTTGTCCAGGTGCATAGCACTCTGCCAAGGTTCGCATATACCACAAAGCTTGAGGGGTTGCTTGCCATTATGTTTTCAGTGGCACAGTGACAAAGGCTTGAGCGCTGGAGGCATATATTGCTCGCCTACCCTCTGCAAAGGTTCCATTACCACCAGAGCCTGTGCCCCCAGTGTCCACGTAGTCAGACACAGGCACGTCTGGTGCCTCCACCTCACCCCCGTTGCTGACTTCACAGGTGTTGTAATAGACAATGCCTGAGGAGTTGGTTGATGGGTTGGGAGTCTCCACCCAGTCATGGTAGGACCCGTCGTGGTAGTAGTCGTCTGGGTCTGTGCTGTTGCCCACCCACCCGTTGTAGCTATTAGCCACTGCAGTTTTAATGGTGGGCGTGGTGCTGTAGCCATTGGCCACCCCAAAACCAAGCTTGCTAGTGTCCTGCACCAGGGTGGCAAGGTCTGGGTGCATGGCGTCAGTGGCAAACCTGTCTAGGCCCACCGTAAACTCACCGTCCTGCCTGTCACACTCTAGCACACAGTTGCCAGCAGAGTCTTGGTCAATACGGCAGCGCTTGGTGGTAACCAGTCCAGGGTAGGAACTGGTTTGCCATGACCCATAGGTCTTGCCTGTCCAGGTTGGGGTGGAGGTTAGGTTATTTGCCCACACTGCACCCCCTGAGCAGTTTGGGGTTGCCTCATTGCTTCGAATGGACCCGTTAATGACTTGCTGGCTGACTGAATAGTTTATGGTTCGGTATTTGAAGCTTAAGGGCAGGTAGAGCCTCGCCTTGGTCAGCAGGTTGACTGCCCTGGATATCTGGTTGAAGTGGTCAGCATAGGCAGGCTGCCCTGGCAGTGGGCCATGCCCTTTGACCTCGTCAGTCCTTAAGTCACTTGTCAGGCTTCTAAAGTGCTGCTTGGAGTTTGCCTGCAGCATGAGGTTTTCAAACGTGTAGTCATAGAGACGTTTGTCCTCACAGGTAGCCAAGCTTGTCACTGGGTCAATGGTTTCTAGTTGCTCGGCAGTGCTGGCTGAGTCTACATACCCTTCACAAATACTCCTTAAAATGGTTTCGGCCCATGACATATGCTCGGTTTTCATGAGCGTGTCTGTGGAGTCATAGCTAGAGTTGCCGTCCTCATACACCTTGGGCAGGAGTTGCGTGAAGAAGAAGCGAGGCATGCAGGCCCCGTTAATGGCTGTGTCAAAAGGGGCGTCTGGGGCTGTGTCTCCTATGCGCTGCCCACAGTTGGCTCCATTGTCCACCACATAGCGCAAGTATTCCACCACGGCATTTTCGTCTGTGCGGTAGCCCCCATAGGTTGCCCCTGTGCTGTCGCTTGAAATGTAGCTTGCCCTGCTTGCTGAGGTGTTTGCAATGGTTCCTGGGGCGTCCTCGTTATGGTCCAACCTTGTGGTGAGGGTTATTTTAATTTGCGGCAACTGGTTAGGGCCCGCAGGCTCCACTCGTTGAGCACTCTCAATTTGGTAGTCAGGCCTGTAAATTTTGCACGACTTCCAGTGCCCTCTCATGCCCGTGCAGTTGCCCTCACTGCCGTCCTCCTCCAATGGGTCGCACACGTCATTGTTTGGGCTGCCGTCACCGTTTGCCTGGGCTATGAGGTTGCCGCTTGCGTTGTAGCCCTCGTCTGGTGTGTGAGTGCCCAGCAGGTAGCGGTAGCCTGGGGGGTTTTCTGAGCGTTGCAAAATGCCAGAGGGCAGGGGGGTGACATGCTTGAGGATTTCCTTGGCATAAGCTGGGCTTGGGCTTGTCCAGGCTTGGCTCCACATGGCGCACCTGTCATGTTTATAGCCTATTATGTCTGTGTAACTGTCAGGCTTGTAAGCGCTGGACTCAGAGGGCTTGTAGGACATGCTTTCCATGTGCATGAGCCAGCGGTTGTCATAGCCTGCAGGCTCTGCTGTGGCCCTTATGCCCTCATTCTCATACACCTCCTCACTTCCTGCTTTGGTGTAGGTGTCCACACCAGACACTGCTGTGAATGTGGAGCCTGCGTTGACTGTGCCACCGTTGTAGGTAATGGAGGTTCCACCCACCACCTTGTAGGTCCTGCCTGCTATGAGGTTGCCTGAGGTTATGATTGAGTTGCTAGGGCCCAGTCCGTCAAACATGTCAGCCACAGACAACCCGAAAGCCTCCCGCTTGAAGTAGAAAACAGACTTGCCTGCCCCGTTAACCTCATAGCCAAGCAGCCCATGGCGGTCCACCATTTTGAGCCTTGAGGAAACCTCCCTAGCTACCGCCCTGTAGACAGGGTTTGCATTGAGGGCCGTGTTGTCATCAGCCACGTCTGCCCTGTTCGGGTTGTGCACCATTCCATGCCTAAAGTAGGCATCAGAAATGTCTTTAGGCGTGGAGGCGTCTTTGCCTTCAGCGTCATACGCTAGGTTGCTGGCAGAGCCTAACCTCAGCACTAGGTAGGCGTCCTCATTGCTGGGCAGGTATTCCATTAGCTCAGCACACTCAACCTCCAGCACGTCAGAGGCACCCATGGAGTCCAGGCACCTGACAGACACAGTGCCGTTGTGTGGGCTTGCAAACCACTCGCTTTTCGAGTCGTCCCCATTGGGCAAGGTTACAGTTGTAACTACAGCCCCGTCTACAAGCACCTCAAAGCGCTTTTCCCCTGTGCCTCCCTGGCGCTGCACTAGCACACCTGCAAGACAAAAGCCTGAGGCAGTAGCGAAGCTTGTGGAGGAGGTTGCATTGAGGGTGCCCAGAGCGTTGGCGCTGGTGTTACTGCCCCAGTTGAAAATATTGTAGACTGCGTCCACACCTCCGCTGCCATTGGCTACACCACGGGCAGGGGCTAGGAAGTATTGCTGTTGGAGGAAAGTGTCAAAGTCAAAGGCCTTGTCCTGCACCTTGTAGCCACTTGCTGCCTGCTCGGCTGCAGTGCCTCTGAATGGCTGAATAAAGTAGTTGAGTGCCCTGTTGAGTTGCTCACCGTTTGGGTGTTTGAGGTAAGCATCAGAGGTGTAGGGCCCTTCTGTGTAGTCCGACACAGGCAGCCTTGTTACCGTGCCGTCCCAGTTGAGGAGAATGTAGTCCTTCTGCCCCCTGTAGTAGGAGTAGACACCAGAGCCAGGACAGGTGCTGTAGGTGGTTGTTGTGCTGGTGCTGGTGTTGGTGAATTTGAGGGTGTAGTCAGGCAACTCTGAATAGTTGCTGCACTGGCCCTGGTATTCTGGGCCAGCCATGAAGCCTCCATAACTCCTGTGGACCCAGTGGTGGAAGCCCATGGAGAAATGAGCCCTTGCTGCCACCAGTGCATTGGCGTAGGAAAGGTCGTCTAGGTTGGTTTCAAGCACTGCCCCCCTTTGCTCAATGCCCACCGCCCACTTGCGTGAGTCATTCAGCGGGTTGCCTCCCGTGTCATGGAGGAGCACACCTTGCCCGTCTGCACTGTCGTAGGAGAGGCGGGCAGCCTCGCTTTTTATGTCTTGGGAAGGGTTACCAAAGACGAAGCCGTTTATGGGGTTTGAGAGGCTGGCACCCTCAGGCTGGCCTGCAGCAACTACAGGAAAAGTGTGGCTTGTGTCTACGTGAGCGTAGATTTTCCACCACTCGTCCTCAGGGGCGTAGCTGAAGCCAGAGGCGTCAGGGTTGCGTAGGTTTCGGAAAAGGCTGTGCCACAGCCAGTGCAACCTCCATGTGGGGTCTGCCACACCCTTAGAAAGCCTGTCATTGAGTGCGTCACAAAGCCCATTCCACTGAGAGGAGGTAATTGCTGCACCCTTGGCAACCGTGGGCGCTTCTGTGTATTCCAGCGCCATGCAGGTAGGCCTAGCTCATGGTGTAGCGCTTAATGACTAGAGCGCTGCAGTCTGACCCACTGACGTCCAGGTAAACATACCCGTCAGCCTTTTTGTAGCGGGAGTCTAGGTTGACCAGGAAAATGGAGTTAGCATTAACCGTGTAGGTTTTGTCCGTGAAGGTGACGCCAAGCTTGCTGTATTCGGTGGGCTCTTCTAGGACAATGGTGAAAGTCCTGCTTGCTGCGTTGTCATTTCGAAGCAAAAGCCACCCAGCGGAGTTGAACTCAAAATAAATACCATTGCCTGACCCGCTTGTCAGGTTCACGTATTCAAGGGAGTCAGTCACCTGCAAGCCTGGGCCACCTAGCCCAGAGGTGGAGAAGTCTTTGAAAAATGTCGTGTTGTGAAGTGTGCTCATAGTTTGCCTAGAATGCTTTTAATAAGGGCCCAGGTGCCTGCTGCTTTTTGCTGCGTCTTGAGGTTGCCCAGAATGTTTTCCAGCTTGCCCTTAGCATTGGACTTGCCCAGAGCTGCCTTGAATTCCTGAGCTGCCTCCACACCACTGACTGCCGCTTTCTTCCACTGCCGCCCACGCACAAATGCACCCACGCTGAGCAGGGAGAGCAGAGCAGTGGACACTATACCACCTAGGGGTTGAGGGGCAATCTGCCCACCTATGGTGACGCCTGCCTCAATGTTTGGCTTGGTTACCCAGTTGGTGGTAGTGACAGGCACCCCGTCAATGGTTTGGGTGCTTACCTCAGCCTCATACACCCAGTCCCCAACAGACTTGAGTTGAGTGCAACCAGACAAGGCAACAAGGGCCCCACATAGGAGGGCTATTTCAAGAAGGTTTTTTAGTCTTTTCATTTCGTTTTCTTATGAAGTCCAACCAAGCAGACCCTGCCTTGGCTATGGTGTAGGCGAAGGTGGCAAACCCAATGCCAAGCCTGAGCCACTCGTCCATTGTGCTGCCTGACACTGTGAAGCCTATTGCCCCCACTAACCCCACTTTTAGGCTTTCAGTCCAGGTCTGCTCCACTCACTCAGGCCCAGACTCTTGCTGGGGTGTTAGGGGTTACGGCATAAGCTTCCAAGGCAGTAGTGTCCTCGCCAGGAAGCGCTCTGACATTGACGTGGTAGAGCGGGCTGTAGACTGGGGCAACTAACTCCTCGCCCGTCTCAGGGTCATACTGGCCAACCTGCTCAGCAATGAGGGGCAGGGTGTCAATGTTGCGGAAGTTGGGCCTCAACTCAGTCTCAGTCACCACTGGGTTTTCTGGGTCAGTGTTGTCCCAGGCAATAGGTGTGTCTGTGTAGAGCACACCCTCAGCAGTGGCTTTGTCTGGGAATGCTAGGTAGTAATCTGTGAACATAGATTGAGTGTCTGTTGCTAGAATCAGGATGTGAGGGCAGCGGCGTTAGTCGCGCTTACCGGTTCAGAAAAAACTGCTACCCGTTTGATGTGGCCGTTTAGGTGATTGCCACTTGTGTTCAGCACCCCCAGATGTATTTGAGACATTGCTGGAATATTTAAATCGGTGTCGGTTGAACCAATCTGCGAGCCGTTCACGTAATACTTGGCCTCGGTCGGACCAAACGAAACACATTGCTTATGGTATGTGTTTGCTGTAAACGCGCCACCAATCATGTTTGCCACCGCCGTGCCACCGCTTTTGATTTCCGTTCGAAAATTTGAGCCAATGCCAAACATCTGAACGATGTTTGAATTCGTCCCGTCATCAACCGAAAACACACCGTTGTATGTGAGTATGGCGTTCCGGCTTGCCTCGGCATACAACGTGCCACCGCCGTTATCGAACAGGTCCGAGCTAACCACTGATAACGACTCAGCTGCTCTGGTGGTGGCCGAGCCGTTGCTTGAAATCAGCGAACTCGCATGACTGGCATTGGCCTCAATCTGAATGCCCCATAATAAAACTCCGCTGTAGCTATCGCCGCTATACGTGAACGACCCGTTCGCGTTGGCGAGATACAACGTGATTTGCCCAACACCAGATGCCTGAGCAGTGCGAGTCGCAATGCAGCGATACCAACCGTTGCCGCAACTTTCGATGGACGCAGTGATGTCGCTATCAGTCGTCCCGACTGCCCCGTTTTCAACGTCAAAGTACACGTCATCGCCGGGAAAAACTCCGTCGGATGTTACAGAAAAACGCAGCTTAACATGAGTTCGTCCCGCAGCTTTTGCGTAAAAACTAATCGTCTGAGGTGTGGCCCCTCCAGAGCTATAGGTCCAATACAAGCTATGGTCCGTGTTAGGAGAGCTTGAGTCATCTCTCAGCAAGTCTGCGGTCAATGTACCATCTGGCGCGATGGCTACATTGGAATCTCGGTTAGACTGGTATGCCGAGAAAAACGACTGAGTGATGTCAGAGCTATAGGGCGCTAAGTTGGTGCTGGCCCCCTCAATGAGAATTCCGAGACTCGTACCGGCTGATTGCCCATCAGTTGAGTAATCAAAGCGGCCCACGTTGTTTGATTTACTGACCAAACTAGGGGCATACTCCCGATGAATTTGGGTTGTGGTGGCGTTGTAGTCAGTCGCCCCAGTTGTCGAGAGGCTGGCAAATGCAACGTCCAGCGAGCTAGAGCCATCGCCAGTGTATAAAACCAAACCGTAATTGTTCGACGCGGGTGTTGCCGCATCGCCCAACGATATGGTGAAAGACGTGGCGGTAGTAGCTGTCGCTTTAAAAACGCATTTGTAGTAGCCATTGCCAGACGCAGTCTGGGTGGCTGACAAATTAGTCAGCGTGCTGGAAGCCCCGTTGGATGTATGGGTAGCCCCACCAGCTAGGTCAAACGTAGCTAGGCCAGCCCCAGTTGACGATGCGGACGTGGCAATCGTTAGATTTAAATATCGCGACCCAGCGTTGCGTTTAGCGTAGACGGTTAACGCCAGCTCACCATTGGTTGCAATTGACTGGGCGATTCGGTGAAAATTTGTCGCACTATCCTCCAACAACGTAAACCCGCTCGTCCCACCAGACGGGTCAGTCTGACCTCCGGTTCTTGAGGTCAACCCCTGACTAAACCACGTAGTGTCAAAGTCACTCGACTGGAGGAGGAGGTTGTCGCTGGAGAGGTGTTTTGAACCGTCCCACACGTTGGCAGTGCTAGCTCTGGTGAAAGTTGCCCGTGGGTCAATGCGGCCACCGTTGGCAAAGTCCGCTTGGAACACGGGCCTCTGTGCTGGGAAGTTGTCGCTATAGGCCATCGCTTATGCCTTGGTTGCTGTTGTCGAAGTTGGCTGAAACGATGATAACCCAGAAGCTGGTTCGTCGGCATTAGCGTCTGATTCTGGCTCAGTTGCCATAGCAGCAGCATCAGCGGCTTTCTTCGCTTCCCAGTCAGCTTTGACTTGGTCCGTGAACACTGCATTGCAGATGGCTTGCACGTTAGGCTCGGCCTGACTCCAGTCTGAGTCTGGGTGCATCACGCAACGCTCAAACGAGGCAGCGAGTTCGTTGCCGTCTTCGACAACGCTGATGCGTTTGCGGCACTGAACGGCGTATGGAGGGACAAATTCGATTTTGTCGCACTTAATAATTTTCTCAATCATAGTAGTAGTTTTGGTGGTCCGTCCCAATCATCCGATTGGGATAAATTGGTTAGGAGGTGGTGTAGGTGACGGAAATCATCACATTGTTTTGCTGGCCAGCGGCTGTGTTCAGGTCTGACACGTTGCCAGCACTCACAGGGCCGCTAATTGATGTAGAGCGGTTGGCCAGTATGAGATAGCTAGTCCCGTCCTGAGTGTAGCCCCCAGCGGGTTGACCTATCCAGTTGACAGCATAGCCGACCGCAACTGCATTGAAGCCAATCGCAGAAAATGGCAGCCCAGTAATCGTCACAGGCCCGCTGCCCCCAGAGGTGTTCAGCCCGTTTGTGTTAATGTAGCACGTAGCTATAACCCTGTTGCCAATTTTGGTGTATCTAGCGCTGGTCACCACCATTGTGATTGAGGTGAATGAGCCGGACTGTGGCGCAAATACTGGACTCCAAGTGCCAGTCTCGTAATCATCGAGCAACTCTGAGGTAGCTCCGGGTGCATTAGCGTTAGACCCGAAATCAATTGCTGTCCCATTGGCGACTAGGTTGCCCGATGAGTTGATGGTCCAGCGAGTTGCCATTGTCCCACCACTGTCTTTGGTGAGAAATTTAATCTGCCCCTCGTATATGTTGCCGCCAGTCGCCGCTTGAATTCTGGCGATGTCGAAGCCACTCGAATTGGTGTTTTTCCAGTTGATTGACTGGACATCTGTATTAATCGAGCTGGGAACTTGAAGCTGAATATCGCCAGAGTCGACTGTCAGCTTATGGCTCGGCGAGGATGTCCCGATGCCGACTCGGCCCGATGAGTCCACTGCCAAGCCAACATTTGAGCCAGTGGTCAAAAACGCATTATTTACGCCTTTGACGACAATGTTGCCCCCCATCCGAATCTGCGTGTCAGCATACGGTCCCTGTATGGTCGATTCGTCGGCGGTTAGGTGAATGCAGTCATTTGTTGCATCTGTGATTGTCAGCCGTGCATCAGTTGGGCTGGCGTTTAAGCCAGCGTTTTCGCCCTGTAATTTAGCAACTGATATGCCCTCAGACGATTGGTAGGCCATATCGCCCAGCATACCATTGACGGGTATTTCATTGGGTGCCGTCCCTACATCTGCTTGCACCAACCCCTCAGCGTCTGGGCTGACCTCTAGGGCTGTGCGTATGGCTGACTTGTCTGAGCCTGTGGGTGGTTCCTCATCCAGAAACCTAACAAGGCGACCTTTCAGCCTGACTAATGAACCGTCCTCCTTATGGACAAAGAATTTCTCGCTTGGCATTGCTTTAAACTGTAGCGGGCCCAGGAGAGTCCAGGCTGAATGCCTGGGGCAGGTGTGTCTCCAAATTTGGACAAAGCCAACTAGAGCCCTTCACAGTAGGGCCCCAGTGTGTCACTGCCAGCGGGCTGGCTGGTCTGATGTGGGGGCTGCACCCCCTGAGGACTTGGTTGCCCTGCTTGCCCTAATTGTGGTGCCCTTGGGGCTCTGGTTAATCAGGGTGCCTGAGCTCTTCATGGGCTGCAGGGCTAAAACTGCGTCTTGCAGCTCCTTAATGGCCTGCAAAACTGCTTGGACGTTGAATTGACGTAGGCGCTTGAAGGCTATCATGCTCTGCCGTAGTAAGGGTAGAGGAGGCTTGAGAGTTCCCCATACTTGTAGTTGACCCACTCTTGCACCACCTCGAATTTGCCACCTTGCACCTCATGAATGACTGGGGCCTCTTTAAACCAATAGCTCTTGTCTGCAGCAGACGCTCCCCAGAATGTGTTTGCAATGTCACCTATGAGGGCATACTTGCTGACACTGGCAATGCTGTTGTCTGTAATGTATGCAACTACCTCAGGGGTGGTCCATTGAGACTCTACTTGAAAATGGCTCAAGCTGAGGTTTGTGTTTCCTGGCACCACCTTTGTGTTCCTCAGAATGTAGCGTGAGGTTTCATAGGTGTCTTTTCCAGCAAGTAGCATGAGGACTAGGTCTAGGGCAATTTGCTTTTGTGCGTCACTCAAACCGCCATAGACATTCACTCCAGTGTCCCACTCCTTCAGTTTGTCGTGCAAGTCCACCTTGGACTCGTCCTTTGTGTTGGACTCAAAGTTGGCTTGCACTGCTGCAAGGTAGGCCTCCACTGCAGTTCTAATGCGGTATTTTGTGCCCCTCAATGTGGAGGCTGAGTTGTTGCTAGAAGTGTAGACCTGCCTGCTGTCGTCCAATGAGTCAAAATATGGGTGCTCCCAAATGTTTGCTTGGTATTTGCTTGGCTGCAGTGTCCAAGTGTCAGTCTCTTCCTGGTAGGACTGGACGTTTGCGTCTGTGTTGTCCTCTGCTGCAAAGCTGACTTCCAGCACCCCATATCCACCAGCCTCCTGTCTTGCGTCTATTCTGGAGGCATTCTGGACATATGCAGAACCGTTGAGGGCTGCCTCTACGTTGGCCCAGGTGCCCTTGTAGCGGTAGGTGGACTCCCAGCCTGTGGCTTGAGTCCATGACCTGTTCTCACTCTCCAGAGTCAGGGCTGAAGTCCCTTTCAGTATGACACTCATTTGCTCATTCGGCTGACCCCGTCAGCAATGTTTTTGAGGGCTCCATTGTTTTCCCGTTCCTGCTTCTTCCTCTCCAACTCGTTTTCCATTTGCATGGTTCTCATGGTGTTGCCCGAAAAGAGGTTGGAAAGCATTCCAAGAGGTGTCCCAGCTTTGCCCAGCAAATCCCAAGTGCCTGACAGGAAATCAGCCCCAAGTCCCTTGAGGCCCTGCAGCCATGAGTTCAGCATTTCTGCTGTGTCTGCCAGGAGTCTTATGTCCTCGCTCTTCCACAGGACTTGCCCCTGGCTTATGTTGTTGAACTTGCCTTGAGTCAGTGCTGCCGTTAGCTCAGCCCCTGGGTCACTCATTAAGTCATCCAAGTCAGCCAAAATTTGCCCCATTCGCCCTGTCTCTTGTCCTGCTTCATTAACTGCCTGGGCGAAGCTTTGAAACATTTCTACAGGGGACTTGTCTCTCAGGTCGTCGAGCGTGAAGCCATAGCGCTCAAACACAGCAAGCCACGACTTGCTGCCGTTGAGTGCTTCATGCTGTTTGACTGCTAGGTCTTTGACTGCGTCATAGAACCTGTCCACGGGCATTCTGGCTGAGTTGGCTGCTGCAGCCATTTTCTGGTAGGTGTCCGTGTCCGTGTCGTAGGTAATGGCAGCGTCTCTTATTTGTGCTGCGTTGGTGTAAAGGTTGCTTATTCCTTTAGCAATGGACTCCACAGCCATCATTCCAGCAAACTGTCCAGCAAAGCCTTTAGCGCTTTCCTTGACATAGTTGTTCATGCCCGCCCTCATTTTCTTGATGGAGGAGTTCCATGAAGAAATGTCGAGGAAGACTTTGGAAAATATGTTAGGCATTTGCTTTTTGCCTTTCTGCTTGCAGGCGCTCCAGCTCAGCAATACCTGCCGCAAGTTGCCCGTCTATTATTTTGGCACCCCCGTGCTGCTCGTTGTATGCCAAGCAGTCCCACATGAGCTGCAAGAGCCCTGAGTCCATCATTTCTGAGGGAGTGTAATTCAGTTTGCTCAGAGCAACTGTCCTGAGTGTTTGCAATACAGGTGCCCCGTATTTTGCCCCAGTGGCATGTCCTTTGCCTTCAACCTCTAAGAGTTCTGGCAGTTGCATGTTGCTCTGAATGTAGACAAGTGCCTCAGCAAGCGCCTTGGTTCTGTTTTTTGGCATTGGCTTCCTGGTGTAATACCATTGCCCAAGCGGGCTCAGGAACCAATCCAACCAATTGCAACCACTCTTGAAGTCCCGTTGGCAAATGCCAACAAACCCCCAGAACTCTAGGGGTGTCAGAATTTCAGAAATACCAACTCGCTCAAGCAGCACCGCATGTCCATAGGTCAAAGCCTTAAGCTTCTGTCCACCTACGTAGACAGGCCCAGGCACTGCTGCTGCTGCCCAAGTGGAGGACATTAGTTGGTCACGTTTTCGTATTCGATTGCCGCAATGGTCCACTCAGCGTAGTTGCTGCTGGACCTTGTTTTTTCGGCGCTGGTTATAATGTAGTTGCCCGACCCGTCATCCACCTCAGCCCACTCAGTCAGGTCAATGTCTAGCGACTGGCCCACCAGGAAGGTGGTGGCAAAGTTGCTGTCTGCGTTGCTTACATCAGTGCCGCTTACAATGCCTGTCAGGTTGAGCACTTTGCGCTGGTTGTAGCTACAGTGGGAAATGACTTCCCCGTTGCTGTTAGTTGCAGTGTTAGTGTCTCCCTCATAGCTGAGCCTTAGCTCAGTTGGGAAAATGGAAATTGCTGTGCCCCCGTTAATGCTGACACTGAGGGCTGTGCCGTCTGTCTTTGTGCCGTAGGTAAAGGCACTACCTTTGAGAATTTTGCTCATTGAATGTCCTTGGTTTAATTGTTCGAGTCGTCAGCGTTGTTTGCCCCGTCATAGTCAATCGGAATATGTTCCACTGCTGTTATGCTCCACTCTGCAAAGTTGCCCGCTGACCTAGTTTTTTCGGCACCAGTTATGTGGAAGTCCCCATAGCTAGGGGCACCATGCACACCTCCTGGGTTACTGGTAGAGCCCCAGCCAGCGCTCCCTGACTTGTTGACCTCAGGCCATTCATTGTTTGACCCGTAGCTTATCCATAAGTCACAGCCCACCTTGAATGGGGCAGAAAATGCGAGGTTGGCATTAGTCACACTGTCCACACCTCCAGCGTTTGGAGTCTGGCTAGTGGCAAGCACAATGCCCGTCAGGTTGAGGACTTTGCGGTGGTTGAAGCTGACCACACTGACCACTTCACCGTCACTGTTGTTAGCGGTGGCTTGGTCGCCTTCATAGGACAGGCGAATTTCTGAGGCATACATCTCGCCAGAAAATTTGACTCCTGAGTCATCTGAGACTCTGACCTGTATGACTCCACCGCCTGTGCGGCTGCCGTATGAAAAAGCTGTGCCCTTAAGTATTTTGCTCATGAAAAGTTGCCTGCCGCACTGGCTAGGGTAATGGTTATGGTTTCAGTTAGGACTCCCTCGTCCATGTCTCTGGTGCTGCCCTGGTGTTCTGTTACACCGAAAAAGTGAAAGTCTGTTGAGTAGTTGTTGAGGTCATTGAGGCCCGTGTAGAACAAGGCGTCCTCAACTTGGGTAAGGGTTGTGTCATGCGTGTCCAGTGCCCCAGGCTGTGCCTCACCGTCCACCTCACTCTGCACCATGACAGACAACTGGACGTCCATGTTGCCTGTGTGTGGTGGGTTTTCAGTGCCGCCCTCAAAAGCCACCACAACACAAGGAAGCCCTTTTATTTCGTCACGGGTTGCAGCGTAGACTGGGACACCTACTTTGCTCTGCAGGTAGTCCCTCATGGCTTCTTCTGACTGTTTGCGATAGCTCACTTGTTCTTATTGGTTCGTTGCCAGTCCTCACGGACTTTTCTTTTGAGGTAGACAAGCATGTCTCTGGTTTCTGCTCTGACTGCCTTTTTCAGTCCATTGACTGCTGCGGGCACTTTGTCCGACCAAGCCACCCCGTGGGTGACTTTTGCCCATGGCTTTAAGGCTCCATACCGTGCATGAATGCCTGTGCCCTTTCTTCTAAAACTGCTTTGGCCTTTTGGTTTTGGTTTCGGCTTCGCCAAGTAGGGCCTTATGTCGTCTGCTGCCCCCAGCCAACCCGCTTTCATAAATCCTCTGCCCCTCTGTCTGGACCTAATGTTTTTGTCTACTTGGGCCTGCATGGCCTTGCCGTGCAACCCAGGTTCACCACGCTTGCCTCTAGCGTAGTTGATTAAAATTGCTGCCACTGGTGCTTTTTTGCGTCTGCCTTTGCCTGCTCCTCTCTTGCGCTTCTTGCGTGGTGCTGGCTGTGTTTTTGCACCTTTCAGTAAGTCCCTCTGAATGCGTTTGTCAGTAGCACTTTTGGTGTGGCGTATGCTTTTGAGGCATATGTTGAAAGCTCGTTTGTTGACCTCGTCTGTCCAGCTTTTGCCTGTCCTGGTTAGGTATTTCATCAGGACTTTGTTGAAGCGTTTGCCGTCCACCTCAAGCCTAACCATGGAGGCACTAGCCATGCTTTTTCATCAGGCCCAGTTCAAAGGCCCCGTCATTAGTCACCACCGTCTCAACCTTAAACCTTTTGCCCCCACGGGTAAGCACTGCCCCCACAAGGGGCCTCATGTTTTGGTCTGCCCACTGTTTGCGTGAGGTGGTTATGGTTACGTCATACCCCTCCAAAATGCCTCCCTCTTCCATCTGCTTGGTGTCTGTGCGTCCTGACTCCACGCCTCTGAACAAAGTCCCTGAGTAATCGAATATGCAGCCCAGGCTTCTCTCTAGTTCAACCTGCTGCTCATGGGCAAAGCGGGCCCTGTGGTGGCCTGCCTCAATGGTGTTGGTTGCACTGACTGACCCATAGCCCCCGCTGACTGCTAGGTTAAAATAGTCTGTCCTGCTGTTGCCGTTGCCTTGAGGCACGTCCAGTGTGACTGTCTTGGCTGTGGCATAGGCCAGTGCGTCCGTGTAAACCTTTACCGTGTAGGCTGTGGAGTCATACTGGGCAGAGTCTGCCGTGACTCTCAAAATAACTTCAGCGCTTGCCGTGTAGGTTAGGTCCTGAGACGTGTCCACAGTGGTCCACACAGTAGGCGCTGCCGCCGTGGCTTTCTCATAAAGCCACCCCTCTCTCCAGCCTGTCACATGAATTGCAGCCATAAGCAAAAGGCCCAGGCGGGCAGTGTCCCGCCACACCTGGGCCAGTCACAACAGGAGGTCAGGCGCTCTTCTTAGAGGCCTTTTTTTTGGGCGCTGGTGCTGCTTGGTCAGTGGAAAGTTTGGCCCGTTTCCAGTAAGGGGGCTTGCGGTAGACAAACAGGTCAACGAATTTGCCGCTGGGTTTTTCCCGCTCGGCTAGGAAAGCCTGCTTGCACAGTTCAGCATCTCCAACCTCAAGGACCTGTGAGGACCCGTCTGGGAGAATGCCAATGGTTATGGAGGGTTTTTGAATCATGGTAATTAGTTTTCTTTAAGGTGTTAAAATTCGGACTCCGCAAGTGGTGTTGCCCAGGGCTACTCCCCAGAGGCATGAGACGCTGAGCATTGTCTTGCCTAGCGTTGCATCGTAGTGCTTGCGGAATTGGACAGGCAGGCCTGTCCTTGGTTCTACGGTTGAAAGCGTTTCCACCCTGCCTCCTGTTGAGGGCTCAGCCACATGGCGGGCTGCCATGACTAGGGCTGAAGGGTGACAGGCAAAGCCTCTCAGGTTGTTGGCCGTGGGAATGCCTTGGTATTCCACAACCCCCATGCCAAAAACGTCCATAACCTCACCAGTCAGCAGTGGGTCCCTGCTGCCGTATTGGTCAGAATAAATCATAGAATCCTTCATGAGGCTGGCTGTGTAGTCCGTGCCCAGCAAAATGGACCTCATGGACTTTGGTGCCCTGGCTGTGCTGAGCAACTGCTGCGCTTGGGCTATTTCGTCAGTGTCAAAGTCTGCTGCTGATTTGGTAATTGCTGTGGGGAAGTTGCTGGGGGTTATGAGGCCAAGCAACGAGTCAGCAAAAGACTTTGCAACTGCGTCCACGGCAGGCATGGCAAACACGTTGAAAATAAAATCAGCGCTTTTTGCCTTACTTACTTCGAGGTCTGAGAGGCCAATGACGAAACCTTTCATGTGGTCCAATGACACACTGACCTCAGTTGTCTCAATGTCTCCAGGGGAGTAACTACCAGAAAGGTCCATGGCATTGAGTGCCAAAGGAATTCTAGTAGTTACCCCGTCCCCACGTTGCCTCACCCCGTCCGAAAAGTTGCGGGCGAAGTGGGCAAACATGGGGAAGGAATACCCCAAGTGGTCCAGTGTTAAACTGGCCACCATGCTGAGGTTTAGACCCTGGAGTGAGTTAGCCATTTGGCTTATGCAGACTTAATGCGCTGCAAGCTGTCGCCATGGCCTTTGGCTACACCGTATAGGCAGGCCACAGAAACCATGTGTTTCCCAGCAGTGGCGTCATACCAGCTTCTAAGCTGGAGCGGAGTCTGGCTGACGTCAGGTGAAGTCAAATTCAAGACTTGAACGTAGGAGTCAGCAGGAGCGGCAGGGAATCGGGCTGCTACAGCAATGGCGCTGGGGTGCAGAGCGAAGCCTTGCAGGTTTTCTGATGTCGTGGTTGCGGAAGCACCGTTAATGGCTCCAGTGTATTCCCACAGGTTCATGCCGTGGACACGGGTGCCAGAGTATTCCCGCACAGCTTCAGTTCCACCGTAGGTATTGGCTGCCCCGACCACGGAGTCCTTTTGGACGGCTGCATAGTAAGAGGGCGACAAAATGACGTTTCGGTCACCCCTAGGGACCTTGCGTCCGCTCATGGCGCTTGAAATATCGGCAATATCGTCTGAATCGAATGCGGAAGCAGTTGAGGTCGTTGCGTTTGTGTAGTTCGAGGAAACCACCAGCTTGACAATGTCCGTGAAAATCGAATCAAGGACGGTTTCGTAGGCAGGCTGCAAGAAAATCGAAGTCAGCCACTGCACGTCTCCTGCAGCTCGGCTCACCTCGAAATCTGAAAATCCCATGCTATACCCACGGAGCTGGTTAAGCTGGACGGTTACAGACGTGCTATTTATGTCGTTTGCAGCGTAACCACCAGACAAGTCCTGTGCGGTTAGGCCTGCAGCGTAACGAGTCACGACAGACTCTCCACGTCCGCTAGGGTCACCTGTGAAGTCACGGGCAACTGCTGAGAGAGGGGCAAAGGTTTGCCCCAAGAAATCGAGTGACAATTCGGCAATCGCCTCAAGGTTCACTCCCTGGATGTTGTTGGCCATCTAAGTTTCTTTCTAATAACCACTTACCGAAGTAGTGGCTTTATGTTTTTGAGGTAGTAAGCCCTGCGCTCCTGGTTTCCTTCCAAGGTGCGGTAGTGCTGCCAGTGCTCTGCCTGGGTCAGCTCTGCGGTGGGCTCTGGTTCGGTTGCTTCCTCAACTGGCTCTGCCCCGCACTGGGCCACAATGTCTGCGGCCTGCTCGCTTGCGGTGGCCTGCGCCTGCTCAAGCAAAAGGTTGGTCTCTTCCAACAAGGCGACCTTGGTTTCAAGGGCCTTGAGGTCTTCTTCATGCTGTGCGCCAAGCTTGGCGACTTCTTCAGCATGTTTGCCTGCCAGCTCCTCTAGTTGAGCCTGCAGGGTTTGGTTGCCAGCAAGGGCCTCATCCAGCTTGGCGCTCAAGCTGTTTAGCTCCGTGTTGGCTTTGACTAAATCCAGAATGGTTTTCATGTGTTTTTGGTATTGGTTAAAGGTTCGCCATGAGCGCCAAGACACTGTCCAGGTCATTGACTACTGCGTCGGCTAGGGTTGGCACCGCTTCCATGCCCTCATAGGTCAAGCCAGTCATGACGGACTCTGGGGCTGTGCGTTTGAGGTTTATGTCCGATTTGAACCTGTCATGCCACTTGGTGACATTGGCTTGAAGGCGGGCTTGCGCTTCCTCGGAGAGTGGCTTGAAGTCAGCCAAGTCCAGCTTGTTTTCACCTGAGCTGATGGCGTTGACTTTAAAGCCATTCATCGCCAAATGTTCAGACTGGTCCAGCAATGCAATGTAGACTCCCACACTGCCCACCTCTGCTGACTCGGACAAAATCACACTGTCTGCAGTGCTGGCTATCCAGTAGGCTGCAGAGGCTGCCATGCCCTCTGTGTAAGCCACCAAAGGCTTGCTGACGTTGCGAAGCTTTGCAGCCAGTTCTGGGAGGCCTGTAATGGTCCCACCAGGGCTGTCTATGTGGAGCAGAATGCTGGTGACGTTTGGGCTGGCTTCTGCCTCGGACACCTGCTGCCAGATGTCGTCATAATCAGTCATGCCCAGCATTTTCTCCCATGGGCCTAGCATTTTGCCCAGGGCGCCGTGAATGTGAATAATGGCTACTCCATCCACCTCTTGGGGTGGTCGGTTTGGCTCAATCGTGTATTCCTCGTCCTCGTCAAAGTAAGCAGAGGCTTCAGTCAATGCAGAGTGGTAGTCTGGGCGAATTGCCCACACCTCATTCTGCAGTTTGTGGGTCAATCGGTGTTTCATTGTCTGCAAAAACTGGGTTGGGTGTGCGTTGTGAGAGGAGGTGCATGGCAGTTTCCATGCTCACCCCATACTCACTGGAAAGCCTCTTTGCCCGCTGGAGCAGGTCCACTGCCTCAGCCTCCACTTGGCCTCTGACTTCTTGCCAGTCCATGCCTAGCTCACCCACGTCCTGGGACATGGTTCTAAGGCCTAGCTTTATGGAGTCATGGTTGGACTTGGCCTCTCTACCTAAGTCCACAGTAATTCTTTTGGGTGTCTGCCAGCGCACTTTCCACCAGTTGTCTGAGGGTGGCAGGTCGCCCCGCTTAATCCCCCTAGCTATCACCCAGCTCCACACTCTGCTGCAGAGTTTGGTGGCTATGAGGTTTTGTCTCTCTTCAAAGCGGCGCTGGGCTTTCTCTAGGACAAAACGTGAGGCACTGCCTGTGCCCTTGGAAATGTCCCAGACAAACTCATAGGGTAGGCCTAGTCCTGTAGCCACTTCCCTGATGAGGTGCTCAATGAAGCCCACAAAAGTGGGGGAGGGGCGGTTGCTTGCGAATGACTCAATGGACTCTCCAATTTTGAGGCGTGGAATCATTCCAGGCTCAAAGGTCTGCCAAGGGAGGTCGCCAGTGTCTGCTGCTGAGTAGCCGTCCTCAATCAAAGCGCTGCCATCGTCTACCACGCCACCCTGGCTTGTAATTGCCATGCCAATGGAGGCATTGAGTTTGGTCCCGACTAGCTCGAATTCCAACAAGTCGTCCATGTCCCTCAGGTGGGCAATGGCGTGGGCAAGGCTTGTGACACCTCTGAGCTGGCTGACCCGCTCTGGGTCATACATCAGGATGAAATTGTTTGAACTTATGCGGCGGTAGTCACTGTCCCCGTCCCTTACCTCATAGGCCACAGGCCTGCCTGCTGGACTAGTGTGGACACCGTCATGGGCCTTGGCGTCATACGTCTCAGACTCAATGCGGTGGGCCTCTACAAGCTGAAGCTGTGGGAAGCTGTTGCCAGTTCCCACCATTATGAGGCCAATGTCCCCGTCTATGTCCATGCGCCTAGACACTAGGCTCTGGAGTTGTCCAAAAGTGAATTGCCCTGTGACCTCTGCAATTTGACTCCATTGCTGAAAGTAGTCCTCATAGGCTTGGGCTTCTGCTGACTGGGCTTGAGGCCTCAGCCCTGAGCCCACTGAGTAGCGTGTCAAGTCTGACACTGCGCCTTTGACTAGCCCGTTATTGTTAAACAAATGGCGGGCAAACCCCATGAGGCTGCGCCTCTGGCTTCTGTTTAGGGTTTGCTTGGAGTCGCTGACCGTGTAGGGGACATAGGTTCTGTAGCGTCCCATCTCGGTGCCCCTGTAATGCCCACTAAAGCTGTTAGCTCTTTTCTTCTTGGGCGTCAGGTCTAGGACTCGCCCGTTGTGGTCGTAGAGTTCCATGGACTAACGTGAAAACCTTGCAAAGGTCATTCGGGCGGGTTTACTGCCTGTGGCTAGGCCCTTCTCATGCAGCACGTCTGTGAGTTGGGAGGCTAGTTCCTCAGTGGGCAAAACTAGCTCACGGGTGCCGCTTTGGGAGGCATTGGAGAAGGAGGTGGTGACTGCACCAGAAAGCACAGCGTCTGCCACTCTTTCCTTGAGTGTCAGAAGCCACGCATCAGTCTGGAGCCTTAAGAAGCTACGCAAGTCCCCCATTCATAGAAGGGGGGCAGTGTGTCACTCATCCATCAGCAACTTGGCAATGCAGGCAGCCACCACCTGCATGCACTCACAGTCCCAGGCATGGTTTGCCCTAAAAGACACCCAGCGCATTTCTGCCCTTCCGTGCTTGTCTATGACTTCCTTTTTGCGCTCAGAGTCCAGTTGCTTGGCATATTCCTCAGCCAGCTCAGGGTCCATTTTGCACACCTCCCACGGCTGGGCCTTGCCAGCCTTGAGGGCTGCCAAAATGTCTTTGGTGCTTGGGTTGCTCCAGCGGAAGACAGGAGGGGCTACTCTGCCAGTTGAGGACACCCTCGTGGGTTTGCTGTAAAGCCTGCGGATGGTTCGCCCGTTGCCAGTGTGGGCAAAGTCAACGCTGGGCTCCCCTCTTAAGCCTACCCAGCCAAACCTGCCACATTGGGCAAGGACTCTTGCCCTCTGGTAGCCCACGTCTAGGAATGTCCGTTGGGGGGCAACCTCAAACTCTTTGCGTAGTTCCTCCACCTCGTCAAACGAGCTGACCCGTCGAAATGCCAAGAGCCTTGAGGCACCGCCCTTGCTCCAGGCTCTGACTATGCAGAAAAACTCCTCTAGGTAGTTCTGACAGTCCACCGTCATGAATCGGGTGTGCTCGTCCTCCCATGCGTCCTCAGGCCTGTAAGCGTCACTCACCTCAATCCTCTCGGTCTCCATATGGTTGGAAGGCTTCCAACTTTCGGCAAGCCTCAGTGTCACAAACTCCCTGAGGGGTTGTGTGTAGCCTGCAGCGGCATGTTGTTTAGCCTTGAGGAAGTCTATAACCAAGTCACTCCATGGCATGACGCTTGGAGGGAGTGTCAATTGGTTAAAGCTGAAGCTTCGCACCCGTGGGGTGGGGTTGTCATTGGTGGGCACATACCCACCCTTCACCATTTGCCTCCAGTTTGCCTCGGTGTTGCGGTGGGCGTGGTCGCAATGACTGCAGGCCATGGTGACAGTCTTAGCTACCTCCTCATAGTTCCACACACCTCCTGGCTTGGTTGTCTCGTTAGACTCCCACCTCATGCAATCGTAGAAGCTGGGGGCAAATAGCTTGCCACAGCTTTGGCACTTTAGGTGCCACACTTCACAGGTGCCGCTCCTGTATTCGGTGTCAAAGTCGTCCCCAACTAGCTCAGGGGTGGAGCTGAACCAGTGCTTCCTGTTCCAGTAACGGGTTGTCCTCGCCTTGGCCCTGGCTAACATTCCAGGCCTCCATGCGCTGACCTCGTCACCGTAGAGAAATCGAATGCTCCATGAGCGCAAGAATGAGTTGTTGGCTGGGCCTAGCTTGAGGGTGCAGGAATGGAAGAAAACCTCACTTATGGTTTTCCTGTGCCTGTCGCTTGGCCATTGGTCCTTGAGGGCAGGGCAGGACTCCAGAATGGGCTGCAGTCGCTCCTTCGAGTAGTCTTTGTAGGAGTCCTCGTCTTGGAAGGTGACAAGGTGGGGGCTGGGGTTTTGGCTTAGGCTGTAGGCAATAGCCACAGACATGGACACAGTCTTGCCTGTCTGTGCTGCACATGACATGACCACTGTCTGGTTGCCTGGGTCAGCGTGAGCAGCCAGTGGCTCCAGTAGCCATGGAGTCTCATCTGCTCTAAATTGCCCGCCATAGGGGGACTCCCTCAGCTTCACGTTGTCCAAGGCCCAGTCTGCTATGCCTCCAGCATTGCGCTCAGCCAGGGCTGACAGGACGCATTCGTCAACGAGTTTGTCCATGGGCCTGCCTTATGGTGGCTAACAGGGACTTGTTGTAGCCGTCAATGACACCTTGAATGTCTTGAGGCTCTAGGCCTGCCACCAGGGGGGGCAACTTGGCTGCCTGTTCCTCTAGGTGTTTGCGGAACTCCATTGCCAGCTTCATGACACCCTCCCGCACCTCGTCCACTGGTATGACCTGCGCCTTTAGCTTGTCCAACTCATGGTCCAGCTTATCAACCTGCCGCTTTAACTTCTCCACTTCATACCACTCACGGCTCCCCTCCTCAGCATGGTTGCCAGTGTTGCGGGTTTTTTTGAGGGCTTCCTGCACCTTCTCAGGGTCATAGTATTTGTCCCCCCGTGCAGTCTGTTTTGCCACTGGCACCATGCCTAACAGGTTGCGGGCCTGAGCCATAGAAAAATGGAGCTGCTCACACACGTCAGCGGTTGACCATAAACCCTTTGGAATTCGGGGCTTAGCTTTCTTTGTTGTCTGGGTTTTTTCTGGCATGTCTTGCTAGGGCCTAGCTTGCTTGAGCCCGTGTAACTCTCTCATATTCAGTTGGTTGTGACACTTATGACATTTTTTCGCGGTGGTGAGCGGAAACC